TTTAATAGCCCAAAACAATTTGAAACTCTTATCAATTCTATGTTACTATATGACTCTGAATTTTTAGAAAAAACTAATAAATTTTTATTAAATAACTCAACCGATCTATCGACAACACCTGAATATATTAAGTTGTGTGAACAATATGGATTTGAACATATTAAAAAAGACAATATAGGGATTACAGGTGGTAGAGTATTTGTTGCAGAACATTTTGAAAATTCTGAAATGGAATACTATTTGTTTTTTGAAGATGACATGTTTTTCAACATGGGTGCGGATGATGTATGTAAAAATGGGTTTAATAGAAATGTAAGACATCTATATAGGAAAGTTCTACAAATTATGAGAAAAGAAAATTTTGATTTTCTCAAATTAAATTATACAGAATTTTACGGTAGTCATGAAAGACAATGGTCTTGGTATAATGTAGATCAAGAATTTAGATCAAAACATTGGCCAAACAATCAAAAACTACCAACACACGGACAAGATCCTAACTCTCCTTTTTTAGAATTTAAAAACATAAAATCAGTCGACGGTTTACCATACGCAACAGGTGAGATTTATTTATCTAATTGGCCAATTATTTTGTCAAGAGAGGGTAATTACAAGTGTTATATTGAAACTAAATTTGATCATCCTTACGAACAAACTTTAATGTCTCATTGTTATAAACAAACAATCAAAGGTAGAATTCATACCGGTTTACTTCTTCTAACTCCAACAGAACACAATAGGTTTGACTTCTATGATGGTAAATTGAGAAAAGAATTCTAATTGAAGTATTTATAGATAAAAGATTAGATGGAGTTTTTTATCAGAAAAAATGCAACACTCCCCGTGTTGAAGATTAATGCTATTAAAGACGGAAGAAGTGACTACAATAGGTCTATGAGATTTATTGAGGATACTGACATCTTTTTTTCTATGGTGGACACAGAAACCAACATTCCTAGAATAACCTCAAGACCTGCTGGTCTAATGAAAAAAGATCCGTTAGATATTAGTACAGATGCAGAATATTATGTGTACTATCAATTTACACCATTTGATACAAAAAAAGTTGCAAGATATAAAGGTCAATTTTTATTTAGAAATGAAACGGGAATATTGACCCTACCTTTGAGTGAGGAAATATATATAAACGTAATTGAAAGTTTTATAATTGACGATTTTGAATTTCAAAGTTGTTATGTTGTAGATTACCCTTGTTGTTTTGGTCCCGTACCAACTCCACCAGGACCTGTTCCGCCAGGACCAACAACGACCACAACAACTATAATACCAACTACTACCACAACAAGTATTTATATTTAAATAAAATCTATGGAATTTACAATAGGACAAAATTCAAGTTTACCACTACTTAAATTACAAGTAGTAAATGACGGCACGCAGAATTTTGAATCAATGATGAAGTTTATTGAGACCTCATCTGTATTTTTTTCAATGATTAGAACGGAAAATGGGATTCCAAAAATATTAACAAAAAGTGCGGGGTTTGTTGAAAAATTAGAGATGGACCCAAATGCTTCACCTGAGTATTATGTTTACTACAGATTTACTACTCAAGACACTTCAAAAGTCGGAAGATTTGAAGGTCAGTTTTTATTTATAAACGAGGAAGGTACTTTAGTTTTACCAATAAGAGAAAGTTTATATATTAATGTTATTGAAAGTTTCATAGCAAATGATTTAACTTATGATCCTTGTTATGTTTTGGAATACAAATGTTGTACGACACCATTCCCTTCACCAACACCAACACCAACAAAAGAACCGGTAATTAGTCCAACACCAACAACAACTGCCACCCCAACACCGACAGTTACTCCAACACCAACAACAACACCAAATAAACCTATTTGTCCTCATCCTTTGGTGAGAACTTTAGTTTACGGTACAGATCAACACGGACCATTTGGAAGTAGTAAAGATAAAGTTTGTGAAGGATATTATTGTTTTTTAAATGGTTCATGTACAACATCAGATTATTTAATTAGATATTTTAATGTTGGTGGCCCAAATGTTGGTTCTTTAGTTTTTGATGATGAGATATCATGTTATAAAACAAATGATACAGGATATTTTATTTCATGGTATGCAAATGCTTATACCGTATATTACATAGATGATGGTGTAATTACGGACATATACGATTGTGATTGTGACATTTAATATTTGTTGACGATAATAAATTAATTATTTATATTTATTTACGAAGGTAAATGCCGACCTAATTCGGTAGCTAATACACCAAAAGTAAAAAATATATGATATCACAAGAAGAAATTGAAAACTTCCTTGTGGGTAATGACCCTGAGGAATTTATCGTATCGGTAGAGTACGATTACGTATCTGACAAAATCTACAAAATCAAAGAAGTTCCTGGTAAAGGTAAACAAATCCAACGAGATACATTAATCTCATTTGCTTGGGTTGGTGATCTACGTGGTCAAAACTTTTACTCATCATCAAAAGGTTTACAAAAAGAAGCCATGACCAAACATGGTATTATGATTGAGAAACTTAAAACTGAAGGTAATGATCGTTTAGAACGAGGACTTACCTTTATGGTTAAGTCGATGAAAGGTTATCGAAATCTAATACAATTCTTTAGAGAAGGTGGTGTTGATCCTTGGGGTGAAAAAACAAAAGACCTCATCATGGTACTCCCACCTGTTGAGCAGTACCTCATCTCTAAAGAGAAAAGACTATTCAAAGGATTTGAAGAATACAATGATATCACGAGGATGGTATTCGACTTGGAGACGACCTCACTTGAACCCAAGGATGGTCGTATCTTCATGATTGGAATTAAAACAAACAAAGGTTATAAAAAAGTTATTGAGTGTGCAACACCCGATGATGAAAGAAGAGGACTTGTTGAGTTCTTTAACATTATCGATGATATCAAACCTTCAATCCTTTCAGGGTACAATTCATTCAACTTCGACTGGTATTGGATCTATGAAAGATGTAAAGCATTAAACCTCGACATAAAAAAAGTTGCCAAGTCACTAAATCCTGAGAAATCAATCTCAATGAAAGAGTCAATGTTGAAATTGGCAAACGAAGTTGAGAAGTTCAACCAAACACAAATGTGGGGTTATAACATTATTGATATCCTACACTCAGTTCGTAGAGCTCAGGCAATTAATTCAAACATCAAGGAAGCTGGTTTGAAGTACATTACCAAATATATTGAGGCTGAAGCTCCTGATCGTGTTTATGTAGATCATGATAAGATCGGATCTATGTATCGAGATAAAGAAGAGTATTGGTTAAACATTGAAAATGGTAAGTATAAGAAAGTAGGTAATGATCCAAAAGTTGATGATGTATGTGGAAGACATTCTAAAGTCTATATCAAAACAACAGGAGACGACATCATTGAGCGTTATCTTGACGATGACTTGGAAGAAACTCTATTGGTTGATGAAGAGTTCAATCAAGGTTCATTCTTGTTGGCATCATTACTTCCAACAACATATGAAAGAGTTTCAACAATGGGTACCGCAACATTATGGAAAATGTTGATGTTGGCTTGGTCTTATAAACATAACTTGGCAATTCCTGCTAAAAATGATAAAGGGAACTTCGTAGGTGGACTTTCTCGATTGATCCGAACAGGATACTCAAGAAACGTATTAAAACTTGACTACTCGTCTCTTTACCCCTCCATTCAGTTGGTACACGATGTATTTCCTGAGTGTGATGTGACAGGTGCGATGAAAGGATTATTATCTTATTTCCGTAACACTCGTATCAAATACAAACAACTTGCTGAGGAATATGCGACGATTGATAAGAAAAAATCAACATCTTATGACCGTAAACAATTACCGATTAAGATCTTTATCAACTCGATGTTTGGTGCGTTGTCCGCTCCACAAGTATTCCATTGGGGTGACATGGATAAAGGTGAGATGATTACTTGTACAGGTCGTCAGTATCTTCGTATGATGATTCACTTCTTCATGGATCGTGGCTACACACCTCTTGTAATGGATACGGACGGTATTAACTTCTCGGTTCCTGAAGGTGTGGAAGAAAGACGTTATGTCGGTAAAGGTCTGAACTGGAAAGTTGTTGATGGTAAAGAATATGTTGGTGAAGAAGCAGATGTGATGGAGTTTAACGATCTTGCGATGAGAGGTGAAATGGCACTTGATACTGATGGACAATGGCCAGCTTGTATCAACTTGGCTCGTAAGAACTATGCTTTGATTACAGCAAAAGGTAAAATCAAACTTACAGGTAACTCAATCAAATCTAAAAAGATGCCAATCTATATTGAAAAGTTCTTGGATAAAGGAATTAAGTTATTACTTGATGGTAAAGGACAAGAGTTTGTAGAGTGGTATTATGAATACGTACAAAAAATATTTGATCAAAAAATTCCTTTGATGGATATTGCAAACAAAGCAAAGATCAAACAAACTATCGATGATTACATCGCAAGAAGTAAAACCAAAACTAAAGCGGGAGCATTGATGTCACGTCAAGCACATATGGAGTTGGCAATCAAAGACAAACTGAATGCTAATCTTGGTGAGGTTATATTCTATGTAAACAACGGTACAAAGGCATCTCATGGGGATGTTCAAAAAGTTAATAAACCAAAGAAAGGTTGGTCTCAAGAACACATTGATAATTACATGAGAGATTGGGGAACAACAATACCTGAAAACGTAGATTCAATTATTCAGTTAAATTGTTATCGAATTGATCCTTCAGACATTGAAACTAATCCATCAATGACTGGTGAATATAATATTCAGAGAGCAATTGCGACTTTTAACAAACGAGTAGAGCCTTTATTAGTTGTATTCAAACAGGAAGTTAGAAATGGACTATTAGTTAAGAATCCTGAGGATAGACCATTCTTCACTAAAGTTCAATGTGAGTTAATTAATGGACAACCTTTTGAAGAGGGGGATCAAGACAAATTAGAAGATGTAATGGAAATTTCTGATGAGGAAATGTCTTTTTGGAATCGTGTTGGTGAAACGCCTTATCACATGTATAAAGATGCGGATCAAACTATGTGGATGTATGTACCCAAAAAAGAGTTAATCCATTTTAATTCCGTCGGAGGAAAGGATATACCAAACACCGTTGACATTTTGTAACTCAACACAAGCACCCTTACCAATTGAGATTTCATCCCAATCTTCGTCTATTCGACCTATGTCGGGAACAATTACACAGTTGGTAAGTGTTTTTATTTTAACTCGTTCTGTTGTTGTTGAATCTAGTTTTACTTTTGATTGTGCAACATCTCTTACGATTAAAAGAGTTTCACCATTAGTTATGTAAGTTTCATTACTGTTTATTACAACATCAAACGATTCAAAATTAAATGATTGATTTCCTTTTATTACGGTTTTTCTAACTGGTTTGTTTCTTATAATTGACATAAAATTAAATTACATATATCTGACGAGGCATAGCTCTAAACTTAAGAGTTTTGTTTAAGTTTTCAGCTAACAAAGCCTCTCTTTCCATAACTTTTTCAGGACGAAGTCTTGTTAGTCTTCCTTCAGGACCGATTAATTCCTCAGCTAATTTAGCCTTTTCATCTTTACCCTCAGTACCTAATGTTGCGTAATCCATAGTTAAGTCACCATCAGGAGTTTTTAAGTTACCACTAAATTTACCACGAACTCTCGCTAAAGTTTCTTTACAGTAAGCAATAAACCATCTACGAACCCAAACTTGAGCAGGATTATTTAATTTGTACCAACTTATCTTATTGAATGGGACATCGGAAGGTAAAAGAACAATATCAGGATTATCTGCTAAACACTTATCTCTATCACCTTGTGAAGTATCATAATACCAATACCAAACCTGACCTTTTGCTAATTCAGCATTACCAAAGTCAAATTTACCACCTGGAGTATTCAAAAGGTGTAATGCTTTCTTACCACCAGGAAGTGCCGTGATATAGTAAGTTAAATCTCCTGCAAATATTCTTCTTTGGATGTTAACTTCTTGCATTCTTAATAATGTATCGAAGGCTGGTGTTAAATAATAACTTCCCGCCATATTACCAATTTGTGCAAGACCTCCACCACCACCAAGTCCAGTTCCATTACCAATACCCGCAAAACCACCTAAACCAAACATTAAGTTGTTTAATGTTGATGGAGTAAACCATAATACTTCATTTATCTCACGACCAGCAGGTATTTCATAAATCTGTTGGTTAGGTACTAACTGTATGAAGTCTTTTTTAATTTCCCAATCACCACCTGCCTGTAGACCAACAATTTTGGAATAAGCATAAGTGTACCTTGTTTCGAAATCTAAACTTTTAGTTATGAAAGCTCTTGATAAAGATTGGGTATCTAAATTTAAATTATTTAATGTGGTCCATTGAGACTCAATTAACCAATCTTGTACATATTGTGAATAATCATCAATTGAATATTCTAATAATGTATCCATCATTTCATCTTCCAATTCAACAGATCTTAAAGGTGCTCCCAATAAGTGTCTAACTTTTTGATAAAACTGACTTCTTTCCGGTTCGTCGATTATTGCCATAGAGTTTTTCTCTATAAATATCTTTAATAATTAATTTGTGTTAGACGGGGCAAATGATCTTTTCTCTATCTTTAGATTTAACAGTCAAAGTGGTAGACTCTAAAGTGTTTTTGTCTTTAAAAAAGTATCCATCAATTTTGTCGTATTCAGGTTTTATTCTAAATCTTATTGATAATCTTTTTTCATCACAACCTCGTTGACCTTTGTTGGACCAATATAAATCTATATATTGGATAGGAACAATTAAATTACCTTCATAAATTATACCTGCCATTTTACTTTTAACATTATTTAAGTACTCCTCAGCTGAAGGTTTACTATTTAACCAAGTGAATAATTTATCTATCAATTCATTATATAATTTTATATATATTGGTTTTTCACTTGATAATGAAGACTGTTTAAAAATAGAGAAGAACTCAGACAAATAACTATCAATAAATGGGTCCATTTTTTTAACCTCAAAAAATGATCCAGAAGGAAATATTGTATTACCATCCTCATCTTTTAGTTCTTGTTTAGTTATTAAATCTGCTTTAATATAATAACTACCACTTTTGAATGACTTAGATAAGCAAGAAGTTATTTGAAAAAAGGTGTAGTTTAAAGTTTCAGTACCTGAATGAATTTTTTTCAAAAGTTCAATTAATGTTTCTTTTGCGTCATCAGAACACCTATAGTTCAATTGTAGTTTTGTTGGGTTTTTTTCAAAATAATTACCAACAAAACTATTTTCATATTTACTGTGTTCTTTTTGTCTTGCATATGCTAAAAGACCTTCAATATCATTTGGTATTGTTGTTGAGTACTTTTGTTTATTTAGTATTTTTTTAACTTGGTCATCATCATATTCCTTATCAACAATGAAGTCCGCTACTAATTCTAAAAAGTTTACAGTTCTACTTTTGTCTTGAAGTGCTAACTGAACTATTACAGGAAATGTACCAACATTTTTTTTACCAAAAAATTGATCTAATACAAAAATTGATCTTTCTAATTCGTTGATTAAATATTGATCTTCTAAACCATCTCTGAAGTTCTTCAATTCACAGTATGGTGATTTTTCTGATTTTGATTGTAAACATAAATAATCTATCTTAGAGCTTCTCCTTAGAGCAATTTCATTTATTTCTTGAGATTCGTTAAGTTTTTTTTTGTCAGTACGACCAACAAATAAATCATTAACAAATTCCCAATTAACGACATCCCAAAACTTTTGAATATATTCGTCACGTTTGTTTTGGTACTTTAAATAGTATGCGTGTTCCCAAACATCAAGACCTAACAAAGGATATCCACCTTTCTTAACTATGTTCATCAATGGATTATCTTGATTTGGTGTAGACATGATTTTTAAATCACCATCCTTATTCAGATATAACCAAGCCCATCCAGATCCAAAACGATCTTTAGCCGCTTCGTTAAATTCATCTTTCATTTTTTTAATGTTACCAAAATCCTTTTTGATTTTTTTTAAAATCTCACCACTCGGTAGTTGTTTTTTAGGAGATAACATCTTCCAAAATAATGCGTGGTTAAAAGCCCCACCAGCGTTATTTCTAACTTTATTATCAAATTTACTGATAGTTCTTATAATTTCTTCTAACTCTAAATCACCATCAATATTTTTAATCGCTTTATTTAATTTATCAACATATCCTTTGTAATGTTTATTGTAATGGATATTCATAGTTTTTGAATCTATAAACCTATTTAATGAAGAATATGAATAAGGTAACTTTTCAATACCAATTGATTTCATTTCAGAAACCAAATTTTTTTTGATTAGTTGTTTTTCGTTTAATAAAATTTGTTCAGATAAAAGACTTACTTTCCCCTCGATTCCTTTATGTTCATACATCAATTCCTCAAGTTCAGGATATTTTTTCTCAAATTTTTTGACAATCTGTCCTGCAAAAGCGTTTGCTTCGTCTTCATTAATACCACCAATATTAGGTCCGTGTTCTCTACCAAGAATTGTCATTTGATATTCGTGAACCCATTCATGTGCTAATGTTCTCATGATGTCACGATTTAATCTTCCTTTAGCAAGAACCTTAATTAAATGATCACCTCTTCTACTACCTGTAGACATCTCACCTTTTCTATCATCTAAAAACATAATTTTTAAATCATTCTTGAGTGGATACTCTTCTTGTAGTAAAGAAATAAACTTTGTAACAAAGTCTTTTCGTTTTTTAATATCGGGATTTTCGTATTTGATAGAAACTTTCATCTTTGATAAATATTGTACCGATCAAAAGATTATCGTCTATTGTTGATTAGATTCAATATTTCTTCAACAATGTCACCTGTATTTTCCACAACACCATCACCCATTACGGTTCTAATGATTTCTTTTTTACGATTAAGGATGTCATAAATTGTACCTTCGATGGTGTTTTCAAAAAGTGGGTAGTAAACCAATACGTTTGATTTTTGGCCATAACGATAAGCTCTATCCTCAGCTTGTGCGTGTTCTGCGGGAACAAAAGATAAATCATTCATAATCACAGCTTCCGCAGAAGTTAAAGTTAAACCAACACCCGCAGCTTTTAAGTTACCAACAAAAACTTTGATTTTATCGTCGTTTTGAAATTGATCAACAGCTTGTTGACGCATTGAGTTAGAGCAACTACCATCAAGGTAAACTGCTTGTTTTGAGAAATGTTGATATATTGTTTGAAGGGTATCTGTAAAGTTTGTGAATATTATAACTTTCTTTCCCTGTTCTATAATGTTTTCAGCAAACTCAATTGTTTGTTTTGTTTTTTCATTTGCAATTACTTTTCTAACTTTCATAAGTTTAGAAAACTGAACTGTTAAAGATGACGACTCGTCAGGATTTTTATCGTACCAATCAAAATATTCACCCATTAAATCTTCATATTCTTTTGATTTTAATCTCAAATAAACAGGAGTAATAATTTTATCAGGTAAATCTAAAACATCTTCCTTCAATCTTCTAAGAATTTGTTTTGATGTACGATCTCTTAATTCCTCTAAATTAGAAGCACCTGTCACATTCCATACTTTTCTTTTACCTGCTGTAAATTGGAATCCTTGACAATACCTAATCGCATAAGCCTTCCAATTTTGAGCAACAGGACTTTCAATTAGATTTAATAAATTATAATAATTCATAGGCCGAGAAGTCATTGGTGTTCCTGTTAATAACCAAACTCTATCTACTTTTTTTGCAAAACTATTAATAATCTTTGTTCTTTGTGCCTGTACATTTGATATCATGTGAGCTTCATCTAAAATCACCAAGTCAAATCCACTTTGTAATAATAGAGACTCATCTTTTTTCTTTGGATCTGAGTCGTGGAAGTTTTTAAGAATATCATAATTAACGATTACAAAATCATCTTCAGTTGAAAATTTTTTACCTTCCGCAATAAAAACAGGTCTATCTGAATAATTTGCAATTTCTCTTTGCCAATTTATTTTTAAAGATGCTGGACAAACAATTAATATTTTTTTCGCGCCTGTCTCTAACGCAGCAATAATAGTTGAGGTTGTTTTACCAAGACCCATATCATCGGCAAGAATAAATCTTTTAGATCCTGCCAATTTTTCGATTGCAATTTTTTGATGATCAAGAGGAGGACGATGAGAGTATTTCGAATAATCAACACTAACGGATTGAACGTTATGGGTTTTAATTAATGCAGATTTCGGAATCCAAAATTCTGATAGTTTATCCTTTTCAAAAAATTTACCCCAAACATGATAAGACTTTTCTTTTTCAACTAAAAGTTTTTCAATATAAATCTGATCTGGTACTTGAATCAAATATTTTTCTTCTGCGAATTTTTTAGAGAAGTAAGTGTCAAGCTCAACCCATTTACGTGCAATTTTAGGTGTTGAGTTGTGATATGTTGTAATATATTCCGATTGACTTCTAGTTGGGTAAAACTTACTAGAGACTTCTTTTTTATGTTTGAGATATAGTATATAATTATTTGCACCACTATAACTTTCGAGCAACTCTAATGCTTTATGTTCTATCAGTGTTTTTGTTTCCAATTAATCTTTTTTAAAAAAATACTAATAAAAAAGATATTTATCAATAAAATCGTATTATGAGAAGTAATGTTCCTATTACAAGATTTGGTAAATTCTTTGGTGATCGTGATTTCGAACTAGAAATTGGTATGGGTCAAGAATGGTTAATTGGTGATATGAACTTCACTTGTGTTTTGTATAGAGTAGATAAAAACAAAATAAAAACTGATGACGTATATGGTGAGGCGGTAACAGACGGAATTAAATTTTTACCACCTGTAGAGTTTAATGCCTATGTTGGGATTGCAGCACCTGAAAACAAAATGATCGGTTCTACTCGTATGGATCAACTTGAACCAGGTAATATAACAATGTCTGTTTATATGAAAACTCTTGAGGATTTAGATATTGAAATTGACTTTGGTGATTACGTTGGTTACTACGATAGTGAAAATTTTGTAAGATATTACACCGTTGTTAACGATGGTCGTGTAACTTCAGATATAAAACATACCTATAAAGGATTTAAACCTTTTTATAGAACAATAATTGCGGCTCCTGTTGGACCAAATGAATTTAGAGGATTATAATGGCTTTACCAAAAAAACACCCAATAAAACCGTCAATACCTTTAACGTATCCTAAAACTCTTTTACCGAGAAGAGAAGAGATAAAAGATATGATCACAAAGGATGGTACGTACCTTCCTAAGTCATTATTACATGCCGATTTGGATGGTGGTTTTTTAGAGTTTGTTAAAAATACTTTAAAAATTTCATCAGAAGGAAAAACTGTACCTGTTGCCGATATACTAATTACAACACAAAACTGGTCACAGTTTGTTGAAACTTGGGATTTCCAAAACATTGATAAGAACATTGAACCTCCATTTATTACTGTAATTAGAAATCCTGAAGTAAAGTACGGAAATAATCCTGCTGTTATGTACAACATACCAAACAGGAGAATGTATTATTATATGGAAGTTCCTACTTGGGATGGTAATAGAGTTGGCGCTGACATTTATAAAATACCACAACCTGTACCCGCAGATTTTAAATACACGGTTGCAATTGTTTGTAATAGAATGAGAGAATTAAACTCATTTAATAAAAAAGTTTTAGAAACGTTTGCATCAAGACAGGCTTATCAAGTTATTAAAGGTCACTACATTCCGATTATAAATGATAGTATGACAGATGAATCGGTTTTGGATTTAGAAAAAAGAAAATACTACATACAAAAATATGAATTCACAATGATGGGATTCTTAATAGACGAAGATGAGTTTGAGGTTTACCCTGCGTTATCACGAACTTTTCAAATGTATGAGGTCGATCAAAGACCTGTTAAAAGACCTCAGAAAAAACAAACGCCAGTACAACCTGAAACAATTCGTTTGATATATCCTGTAGATAATTTGTCTCAAGAATACTTTTTTGAATATACGTGTGATTTAAATTTTGATACCTCAGATAATTTAGAAAGTTATTCCGTCTATATAAATGACCAATATTATGGTGATAATGTTGACAAAATTCAAATTAATACTAACGACACATTAAGGATTGATGTTGTTAAACAAGTTAGTGCTGCAGAATCGTCATTAGCATTCACACAATTTTTAGTTTAACTTTCCCCGTATATATCTTTCTTTTCCTTACATTTTTCAAGTATAAGGTTCTCTAAAAATTTATACATTTTAATACCTCTCTTATCACAATATTTTTTTAGGACATCGTGTACTTCGGCATCAATTTTTAAGTTTTTTATCTTCTTAGGTTCTTTCATAACAGTAGGCAGAAAAAAGGCAGAATAAAATCTTACCAAAATATAAATAGTTTGTATAATGTAAAGTTTTTACTAAAAACTCGAATATTTATAGGTAAAATAAATAAGTAAAGACATTTTAAACATGGCAACAAACAGTAAAGTTTTCGTTTCACCTGGTGTTTATACTTCTGAAGTAGATTTGAGCTTTGTTGCTCAGAGCGTCGGGGTAACAACATTAGGTATCGTAGGTGAAACTTTGATAGGTCCAGCTTTTGAACCGATTTTTATTACAAATTTTGATGAGTTCCAAACAGTATTTGGAGGTACCTCACCAGAAAAATTTGTTAATACACAAATTCCAAAGTATGAAGCGGCTTACATTGCAAAAGCATATCTACAACAATCTAATCAATTATTTGTGACAAGAATCTTAGGATTATCGGGTTATGATGCAGGACCATCTTGGTCAATAACTACAGTCGCTAACGTAAATCCATCAACTATTGGTGTTTGGTGTTTAAGTTCCGTAACTGACCCAAGTACTTGTATCACAACATGTGTAACACCTAAAGAACTTACATTTACAGTTCCATTTACAGCTTGTACAAATTCAACAACAACAATAGGATACCAAGCTAATTTCCCTTCAATTATCCAAGACATAATTAATCAACAATATGAAGAGTTCAATGGGAATACATCTACATTAGAAACTCAAATTAACAATTTAATTTTTAATGTAATAACAAGTAACAACCCTTATCTTGCGGAAGATGAACAAATTGCATACTTTGGTTCTATTGCAACTAATGATTATGACACATTAAATGGTGCAGGATGGACAGCAGAAACAAACGTATTTAATGTCCCATCAGTTTCTTTAAACGATACTGATTTGTCATCACCATTCAATGACTCTTGGTATTACGCTTTATTTACTAATACAGGTAACACAAATTATTCAGGATATTCATTCTCTACATTGGTATCAGGTTTAACGGCTTATTATCCAAACCCAACACCTACACCTCAAGCGTCATCAACACCAACGCCTACACCATCGGCTGCGAATCCTTGTATTACACCGTCACCTTTTGTGTCACCAACACCAACACCTACACCTGTTAACATTGATTGTTATTCAGGAAGTATTATTGGTAAAATTTATTACTACACAGGAACATCATATGTTGATTATGATAATGTTGTTGTTGCAACTTTAAGATCAAGAGGTATTGCAACTTATACAAACTCAACTAATCCAGCATACTCAGTAACTGCAACGACAGATGCTAGTTTAGATATGACAGGTAAATACGCAGGAGTTCTTAAAAACCCATACTTAACATTCGCAGTTAACTGTACTGATAAGTTTGGTCAAAACTTTACATTCGAAACTTCATTAACTCAAAATGATCCTGAGTATATTAGTAAAGTATTTGGAATTGCAAACTTCCAAAAACCAAGAATTGAAGTTCCTTTATTTAATGAGGAAGTATTCCAATCTTGGTTAAACTATTCTTGGAAAAAAGGATATGTTAGAGGTTTGAATCCAAACTTTATTGAATTAGACTCCGCTCAAAGTGGTGATCCTAACTCAATTGGTTGGTATTTGGATAGATATCAAACACCTAATTCACCTTGGGTTGTATCAGAATTAAGAGGTAATAAAGTTTATGACCTATTCAGATTCTATACAATTTCTGATGGTGATGCGGCAAACACATTGATTAAAGTTTCACTTATAAATCAAACTTATAACAACTTAACGTTTGATGTATTGATTCGTGATTATTTTGATACAGATGCAAACCCTGTAGTTCTTGAGAAATTTACAAACTGTACAATGGATCCAGGACAAAACAACTTTATCGCAAATAAAATTGGTACATTAGATGGAGAATATGCATTGAATTCTAAATACGTAATGATTGAAATGAATGAGGACGCACCAATCGATGCACTTCCTTGTGGGTTCAACGGATTTAACTTTAGAAATTACGCAGGAGCTCAATCACCATTCCCAATTATTAAAGGTAAATATGACTTCCCTGGTGAAGTAATCTATAACCCACCATTTGGTTTGTCTTCAGGTAATGATGATGCATTAGTAAGTCCGGGAGACAATGTAAGAAGAACATACTTAGGTATATCTAATAGTTTAGGATGGGATGCCGCTTACTTCGAATATGTTGGTAAGAGAAACCCTAATAACACTTGTGATATTGATGGATTACCATTCAATTACAGATCAGCAGGTTTCCACATGGATGTAAATGCAAGTGGTTTAACAATCGGACCTGAGTTCTCAACAAGTGGTGACCCAAGATTTATCTGTGGTAACTCATCATTCATTCAAGAACCTGAACTTCCAACAAACGCATACTATAGATTGTTCGCACGTAAATTTACATTCTTAGTACAAGGTGGATTTGATGGATGGGACATCTATAGAGAATGGAGAACTAACGAAGACAGATTCCAAATCGGTAGAACAGGATTCTTATTCGGAGCTTGTCCATCTACAAGATACCCACAAGCAACAGGTTGGGGAGCATTTAAAGAAATTTCTTTAGGTGACGGAACTCAAAATTGGGCAAATACTGACTACTACGCATACTTGTTAGGTCAACAAACATTTGCAAACCCTGAAGCGGTTAACATTAACGTGTTTGTAACACCGGGTATTGACTATGTGAATAACAGTAATCTTGTTGAAGATGCGGTTAACATAATCGAATTCAACAGAGCTGACTCATTATATGTTTGTACAACACCTGACGTTGATATGTATGTTGCAACTACAACAGGAGTTGATGTATTTATCTACCCAACTGAAGCGGTTGACAACTTAGAAAATACAGGAATTGACTCTAACTACACAGCTACTTATTATCCGTGGGTATTGACAAGAGATAGTGTAAACAATACACAAATCTACATTCCACCAACAGCTGAGGTAACAAGAAACTTAGCGTTGACAGATAACATTGCATTCCCTTGGTTCGCAGCGGCGGGTTACACTCGTGGTATTGTTAACTGTATCAAAGCTCGTAAGAAGTTAACTCAAGAAGATAGAGACATCCTTTATGTAGGTAGAATTAACCCAATTGCAACCTTCTCTGACGTAGGTACGGTAATTTGGGGTAACAAAACTCTACAAGTAAGAGAATCGGCTCTTGATAGAATCAACGTTAGAAGATTGTTGTTACAAGCTCGTAAATTGATTTCAGCAGTATCTGTAAGATTATTGTTTGAACAAAACGACTCACAAGTAAGACAAGACTTCTTAAATGCTGTTAACCCAATCTTAGATGCGATCAGAAGAGATCGTGGTTTATATGACTTCCGAGTTACAGTTTCTTCAGATCCTGAGGATTTAGATAGAAACCAAATGACAGGTAAGATCTACATCAAACCAACAAGATCACTTGAATTTATCGACATCACATTCTACATCACTCCAACAGGAGCATCGTTTGAGAATATATAAGTTGGTTTATTATTCATACAAAGA